GTTGGTATGGCAATTTGACACGGTTGATACAAGGGCCTACAGCAGGCTTTAGGGTCTGTTGGCTACCCATGTACCACCCATGTCCAGATCGTGGCTTGTAGGTACCATCCTGTGCGTTTAAATGGCATCGGATCATGATGCATCTGCCTGCAGTTGCCTGATCCCTGCCATCAAGGTCGCGGATGTGGGTGTGATGCCCTCGCCTTGGTACAGCGGTAGCAGTGTCTCAAGACCTTGCTCAATTGCTTTAACTTCAATTCCTTCTTGAATTAAACTTTCAACTTCAAAGTTGTTTAGAACTGTATTTAGATTAACCTTATTAATAACTAACTCCTTATAACTGTGTTCCCCCCGTTCTGTACAACCTTGTATGGTTGTGCCACCAACGTCATTTGGTTGTGCGAGAGGAAAGTTATCCACAGGCTGTGGTTGTGGCTGTGGTACAACCTTCAGAGGTTGTGCGTGAGTGCCCTTGGGTCTGCTCTTCTGGGTCATTGACTTCATCTCCTTGACTGTTCTAGTTGCGTCATGCTTTGGCATGGTGTTGATCCTCTTTGGTTGTTGCTTGAGTGCTTTGCTGATTGCTTGGGCGACTCTGCGTTGGCCCTCTCTGTCTACCTCTTCCTGTTCCCTCATCTGTTGCTCCTTCATGTATGGTGCCCTCGTGTCCTCGATGGCGCTGGTGATGCTGACTGCATCCTCTGCACTCACTGATGGGTCATATATCACTCTCCAAGTAGTGTGCGAGTAGCCCGGCACAGGCCGCTTGAGCACCTCTATGTACTTGGCCTTGGTCAACTTAACTAAGTGCTTGCTGATGGCCTGCTGGGTCACTCCTAGCTTGTCTGCGAGTGCCTTCTGGCTCACCCATGTGATGCCAGACCTGTTCGCATAGCTGCAGATCAGGACCAGAGCTCTCATCATGCCCAGTGTCAGCGTGCTGTCAGTGCACGCACGGATTGGGATCACGGCCAGCCTGCGTTGGTCTGGCAGCGCTTCCTTCTCAATGATGCGCGGCTTCTTTGGCAGCGCAAAGGCAATTGGTTCAAGCATGGCGTTCAACTTAATCCCCACAAAAGCATGAGATGCCTTCTTCATTGGGGTCAAACATATCAGTTTGCTCAAACGAGTATTTGTACATTTGGGCGTAAGTAGGGCGGTCAATTGCAAAATATTGCCCGTCCCCGTTAGTTCGTTTGGCGGCTTCGGCTTCGTGATTCATCCACCAAATTGCCCTTTCGGGATTTTCTTTTATAAGGCTAAGAATCTGCGCTTTGGGCTTTAAGTAGCACAAATCACAATTTCCGTGCATGGTCTTGCCGTTTATGTTCGGCAGTCCTAGGTCAAAATCTTGGGCTTTCCAAAAATTACCAACCTCTTTTGAACTCACTTCGTCTTGAGCCAATGGCAAGAAAACAGTCTCAAATTTACCTTTTGGATTTGGGTCTGCCCTAAATTTATTAACCCGTCTAGGTTCATCAGCACGTATCCCAACAAAGCAGTCCCACTCATCCCAACCAATTGATTTTAAATATCTATGTGCGGTTCTTGTTTTTAGGTAATCGGAGCAGTATCTGGCTCTACCGTTTGGAAGTGTTGGCTCCCATCTTTTAATCAAAGCATCAAACGGCTCCCCATTTCTTGCCGCCGTGTCAAAGTCAACTACCTTAAACAAATGCTCTTTTTCAATAACGTTGTACTCAAGCCAAACAATTGGAACGTTCCACTTAGTTGAGCAGTCCCGAATAAATCTGTAAGTTGCCTCTTCCTCTTTGCCTGTATTGCAAAAGACAACTCTTGCGTCTTCAGGCAACCCGTTGTTAGCCTCCAAAACCTTGTAAAGCATGAAGGCTGATGTTCGACCTCCGCTGAACGCAATGTTGGTAAGGCTGTCAATCTTGAAGGGGTTTCTCATGTGTGTCTTTCTATTTTTACCATTTGGCGCATGTGATCACGCACCCTCTGTTCTGCTCCAGCCCCATAGCGCTTGTCTACAGCTGCTAGGTGCCTGTCTACCAGCGCCTTGTCCTTGATCACAGCCCACGTGGCCAGCAGCTCGCGTGCGACAGCCATCTCCAAGATGGTCCGGTCTGGCTCGACTGGTCCTCTGTGCTTTGGGTACCATGGCTTCCACTCACGCTTTAGCATCGGCAACCTTACGGTTAACCTTCAGGATGACCTGCTCGTTGGTGGTGAACCTGTGGCCATTGGCGCACTCATAGCGCCTGTAGGTGCTGTTGTCTGGGCGCTGGCGTGTCTCCAAGACTTGGGTCCAAGCCTTGCATGTGGGGCAGATCATCTTATTCACGGTCCTTCAGGATCTCTTCATTGAGATCGTATGCAAGTTTTCTTACCTCGGCCAGCAGCTCACGCAGGTCTGCTACGTTGTCCATCTCGATCTCCAGCGCTTCCTTGAGCACTGCGATCCGATGGTTGAGCAGCCTGAACTCACCGTTGGCCTCTTGGGTGTCAAGCACGGTGCCATCCTCGGCCCTGAACAGCTTGACGTAGCTGATGATCATGTTGGGTAGCCCCGGCTCTTGATGGCCATTGCATCCATTGCGCCGGGTCTGACTGGCTGCTCATCTGGCCCAGTGTAGAGCTGGCCATCCTTCATGTGGTTGAAGGTGCGGGGCTGGGCCATGTCGGGCGTTCGTACTATTGGCACATAGGCTGAGCTTTGCCCATAGCGGTAAGTTGTCTTCTCAGGCTTGGCAAACGCACCCAGTGTGGCTGTTCGGTTTTCACGCATGAAGTTTGGGTTTCCTGCTGCTAGTTTCATTCTGCTGTCTCCTGCTTGGCCAACCTAGCCTCTAAACGCTTAATCCGAGCCGCGTTGTAGGCCACGATGGCCGCGTGGTACTCCTGTGCGCTTTCGTGGCGCAGCTTGTTGCGCTGGGCATGCACCAGCTCTTCGTTGATCAGCTCAAGTGGTGTAGGCATGACCCAATGAGTCATTAGCCACTGCCATGCTTGCTTCATGTGATTCATTTAAAAATACCCCTCGCTAAAACGGTTTTGGTTGGCTCGCACTGCATAGTTTGCGCTTTGGTGCTGCTGAAATAACCAATCGCAAAGCAGATGGCGGCGAACACCCCAACGCACTTTAGGAACACCATCAGGTTGTCCCAAAATCGCTCAAACACGGTGGGGGTTTCTTCTTCGTCAACTAGTTGAATTTTTATCTTGCTCATAGTGTCTCCAATGCACAGTGAAGCAGCGCCAGAGCGTCTGCCTCGTTATCGTCGGTTACTGGGTGACCACGCAGCTGCATGGCCTCGATGATCTGGTCTTTGCCAGCGTTGCCCTTCCCTGTTGCATGCTTCTTGATCGTGCCAACTGGCACGCCCTGATAAGCAATGTTGTGGTGCTCACACCAAGCAGTGAGCGTGGCCATCAAACCGCCATACACGTGAGCTGAGTCAGTGCTGGCATGCCTGCGGACCTCTTCAAAGTACACGGCATTGATCTCGCCACCCATGGTGTTTTTGAGCTCAGTCAGCCACTGCTTAAACCGTAGGTATCGCATGCCGCCACCCTCGTACCTGCCGGGTTTAAAGCTGGCCCAGCCGTGGGCTATGTTGCCATCCAGTGGCCTGCAGGCCCAGCCAGTGGTGGTGCCAAGATCTAGCGCAAGCACCGTGCTAGTCATGGGTCACCACCCGAGACACAAAGCGGTCAAGCCGGGTCTGTAGGCCACCATATCTGGGTGAGAGCTGGTCCCGCACAGATTGGTCAATCAAGGATGAGATGGAGCGCCGTTGGTCTACAGCTGCCTTGTCAAGCAGCTCACGTGTAGATGGGTGTAAGCGCATCAGGAAGGGTTTAAGTTTAGGTGTGGTCATGGGCTGCGAATATATCACGCCGATATAGCTTGTTGCAAATAAGTTGAAAACCAAGGGAAAACACCTAGTTGACAGGCGATATACAAACCGTGCTACACTGCATACGTGTTCAACGGCAGATAACGCCAAAGGAGTTAAACATGACAACCAAATACGTAGCCTACTACCGTGTATCCACAGACCGCCAAGGCCAGTCAGGTCTCGGTCTCGATGCCCAGCGTGCAGCTGTGGCCAAGCACATCGGTGCCGCCGAGCTGGTGGCCGAGTTCACTGAAGTCGAGTCCGGCCGCAAGAATGACCGCCAGCAGCTGGCTGCAGCTCTGGCCACCGCCAAGAAGGCCAAGGCCACCTTAGTCATTGCCAAGCTGGACCGCCTTGCACGTAACGTGCACTTTATCTCTGGCCTGCTTGAGTCCTGCGTTCCCTTTGTCTGTGCCGACATGCCCGAGGCTGACCGCACCTTCTTGCAGATGATGGCCGTGTTTGCCGAGTGGGAAGCACGCAAGATCTCCGAGCGCACCAAGTCTGCTCTGGCCCAGCTCAAGCTACAGGGCAAAGTACTTGGCAGCCCAGCCCCACAGATCGGCAGCGTTGCAGGCACCAAGGTAGTCATTGCCAAGGCTGACAACTACGCCAGCCGGGTTGGTCCCATCGTGCGCGAGATCATCACCAAGTCTGGTGCCACCACCATGCGCGACATTGCAGCTGCTCTTGAAGCACGCGGCATCCAGACACCCCGCGGCAACACCAACTGGGGCCCCACACAGGTCTCCAACTTGCTGTCCCGCATCAACTAACACTACCTGTAGTGTATTTAGCCCGGTCTGGGCGTTAACCAAAGGAGATCTATGAGCAACTACCGTCAAAATTACACGCCAGAACGTCACGAGACCGCTGGCCAAAAAACCCTTGCAGCTGCGGCCTTTGTGCTGTTTATTGCTGTCCTAC